CATGTTCTTGTTGTTGCACATCCCACCCTATTTGTGAAACGATAAAATCTCTCACTGCAAAAGCAATGTGTTCAAAAGTATCATCCCAATTGGTTGTGTTATTTTTTCCAAGTCTTTTTTTGATTATTTCTATATCTGAAAATATTTGTTTAGTCATGATGTTATTATATTCTGACAGTCTAAAAAATAGAAATGTCAAACATAAAAAAAAGGAGGGTGACAATTTGCCACTCCCCTCTTTTTAAATAGTGATTTTTATTCACCATCATTTTCCTTTGCTGTTGCAATGACTTCAAGCATTTCTGCTTTTGTTTTTGCATCACCAAGGTCAATTTCCTCTCCCTCTGCATAGGCTTGGATTTCTGCAACGGTGTTGTTTTTTGACACAGTGTTTATGTCATCACCACCATTGTTTTCATCTCCACCCTGGTCCCCATCTTGTCCAGAATTTTCATCTGGATTTGTTGGTTCTGTTGGGGCTGTTGCCTTAACGGCTCCACCTCCAACTTTTACAAAGTTCTTTTCAAATCCCTTTGGGACTGCGGAAACAATTTCACCTTTTTGGAAAGTTTTTCCCTTAAAGAATGCAATCACCACCTCAAATTCTTGTGCTTTACTCATAGATATTTTTTAGTTTAGATTTTTAATTGTTTATGCTTTTGTTTGTGCTTTTGACACTGCCCCTGGCAATACTTCTGCAACATTTGCATCCGCTGTTCCTCTAACTGCTACAATTCCTTGTTCAAAGTATTTTCCACCGTTGTTGCTTTCTACTCTGAAATTTGTTCTTGTAATAACTGCAAAGGCCTCTGAAAGGTCACCATAAATCAAAAAGTCTTTTTGAGATGTGATGTCTGCAACTGATGGCAATGCATCAGAAATTTCAACTGCCTTGTCTAAAATAGACCCTGCACTTTTAATTCCATCAACATTTAAGTTTCCACCTTGGAAATTTCCATTTCCATATGCAAATATTGGACTACCTGCTCCATCAACAACTTTTTTCACTGCTCCAAGCACTGATGGTGACATATACCATTTTGCTCTCCCTGCAACTGATGCTGGCACTGATGTTTGAATATCAACAAGGTCATTGTATGAAAGTGCTGTTAAACCACTAACTCCAAAACTGGCATCCTCTGCTGTTACTTGCACAACTCCTGTTGATGCAAGCACGGCTGTGAAACCAACTCCCTCAATAAATAGACCAAATTTCTTTGCAAGTGTTGCAATTAAATATTGTCCAAGGTCTGCTGGTGCTGAATTTTTTAACATTTGTTCAGAAACACCAATCATTTTCCTCCAAGTTTTCATTGTCACTGTTCTTTGTCCGAAAGTGATTTTGTCTTGTGGAATGACTGCTCCCTCATCAATCCATGAGCCATTATCTCCTGGCACATTTTCAAATACCATTTTATAAAGACCCTCTGTTGCTGTCAATGCTTTTGCATCTCTAACAAATACACCATAGGTTTCTGCTAATGCAAGAATTCCTTTATGTAATTGAGTATGTAAAAGGTCTTGACCTGATGCATCAGTTCCAATGATAACATCTTTTTCAATGGCATCTTTGAATTCAACTACTTTTTCAGAAAGTTCTGCTGAAACAGATTTTCCCATGATAGTTTTTGCATATGCTCCAAATACTGTCATGGCCTCTTTTGAAACCCCAGTCATTTTGTTTGCATCTGAAACTTCTTTCGCTGATAATTGTGCAGAAACGGCAGAAAGTTCTGTTTGAATTTCTGCAATCTTTTCTGTATAACCTTTTTCAAGGTCTGCTGACAATTTTTCTAATGATTTGTCAAACATTTCTTGTATTTTTTTATCCATTTTTTTAATGATTAAAAGATTTGTAATATTTCCGCACTCTTTGGCTCTGGTCCAACTTGGTGCAAAATACTTTTCTGAATAGGACCCAGTTTCCTGGACCTTATCAAAAAATTATTTTTGGTTTTCTCTTTTCACATCTCTCAATGCCTCCTGTGCAACTCCAACTGTTTTTTTCAAAACTTTTTCTAAATCATGCATGAAAATTGCTTTTTCCTCATCATTCATTTCCTCAACTGGCTTTTCCTCATCCTCCTCATTTTCAACTGGTTCTGGTGTGGGTTCTGGGTCAACTTCTGGGTTTTCCTCTGCATCTTTTTTTGCAAGGGCAATTTCAACTGCTTTTGCAACTGCATCTTGGAATTTCTTTTCCTCATCAGTTTCTGTTTCTGGCTCTGTGGGTGCTGGTTTTGGGTCTGCCTCAACATTGTTCCCTGTTGGCACTTCAACCTCAACTGGGGCCAATTCTGGGTCAACTGGGTCTGTTTCTGCTGGTGTTTCTGGTTCCGCATCAACATCTTTGATAATTCCTTTATCAATCATGTGTTTCACTGCAATATCTCCAATTGATTTTTTTAGATTATCAACTGCATCTGCATGCATTCCAACTCCAACAAAAGAAAGTTCAAGCAATTCTGCATTTTCAATGATGTCAAAATCCTCATCATTTCTTTTTTTAGAAATGAAACCAACTGAAACGGCCTTGTGGAAACCTCCCTCATAATCTTTGCGGATTTGCTGTGCAAAATCATTGCTGGCAAAAATTCCTTTTATAATAAGTTTGTCACCCTCAATCACCCATGATGTGGCTTTTCCAATCGCTGGGATTGAGTAATCATGACCCCACAAAATTGTTGGGTTCTTTTTATAATTTTTAAAATCCCAAGCATCTGCCAAAACAACATCTCCAATTCTGTCTGGTGTTGCCATTGAGGCCACAACCTCAAATTCTCCATTTTGGTCTGCAAGGTCTTTGTTGATTTCATTGAAACCTTTATCTTTGGACAGTGCAACCAAAAGTTCTTTGGCCATTTTTTCGGAATATTCTTTCAAAGTTTTATTCATATTTTATATATTAAATGATTTGTCCATTTTTTAGAAATGTCAAATGATTATTTGTTTGATAATTTTTTCCATGCTCGGATTGAAACTGGGCCAAAATAATTTCCTTTTAACCTTTTCAATCTACTCACAGATGTCCCCATAAGTTTTTGATGTTTCAAATGCCATCTCAAAACTGCTCTGGATGTCATTGGTCCATACACTCCATCAACATTTCTCATGGTGTTGTCACCCTCTGCATATAAATATGCTTGCAGACTTTCAACCTTTTTCCCTTTCTCTCCTCTGTATGTTTGAGAAAGTGAAATTGTTTTTTTAGTTTTTGGAATTGTTATTTTTTTCTTTGATGACCTCAAATCAATTTGAGTTTTTACAAATCTAACTCTACAAATTCCAGTGTCAATCATTGATTTTGTCACAAATCTCCAACCAGCCTCTGATTTTCTGTATGCACTATCAATGATGACAAATCCCTCATCTCCATCTTTATCAATTGAAAATGAATTTCTAACACCTGCAACTGAATGACCACCAGTTCTGGCGGTTGATTTTTTCCAATCAATAAATGGTTTCTTTTGTCCAAACCAATTTATTGCCTTTGAAAATGTGATTGATGTTTGCATCTGATATTCTGGACCAAACTTTTCATTTAATTCAACCGCATGGGCAAAGTCTTTTGCTTGTATCCATGGCTCATCAACAAAAAAGTCTGTTGTGAATTCCCATCCCCCCTCAACTGTTTTATTTTTTTCTAACTCTGCCAAATTTTTTCTGTGAAAAATTGTTGGCCATGATTTTTGTGGTATTCCCTTTTTTGCCAATCTCCTGAAAGCAATTGAAACAACTGTTCCACTATCGCCTGGCCTGTATTTTTCATCTCTATATGTCAAAGAAATTCCAATCTCCTCATCTCTATCATCAAGACCAAATGTTCTTTTGGCCAATCTGACCATATTATTTATGGTCCAGATTGCACATGTTCCAATTCTTTCCTGGGAAATTGATTTGAAAATAAATGCTCCAAGCCATTTTGTCCACATATCCTCAAAGTTTGGCAATTCTCTTTTATTTACTGACCTTTTTTCATCAACTTCATATTCTCTGACTGGGACTTGTTGATTTGGGTTTCTTTCATCATCCTCCAACGGCACTCCTTGATAAAAAGTATCATCAAGTTTATTATAAAATTTTTCTGCAAAAGTGAAAGGTGCATAACCAATATATTTTGCAAAAAATTCTTTTATCATTGGCCAATAATGTGTGAGCCAGTTTTTTCCTGTTTCACTATGTAGAAATTTTGATATTCCTAAAATTGTTTTTATAAAATTTTTCATATATTATTTTTTTAATTTGTTTATAATTTCCTCCAATTCTTTTTCTGACCACGGTTCCTTTTTTTTCCCAAAATATGGTTTGGCCAATCCCTCATCAATTAAATGTTGGGCATAGTCCATTTCCTCAATCCACACTTTGGCCAGGTATCTCCCAAACTTTCCTTTTTTATCTTTTATTGTTTGGATGACAACTTCTTTTTGGTCCAGGAGATTTCTTGAATACTCTGCAACAAGTTTTCCTGCAATCTTTTCTGGGCCTCTTTTTTCTGGGGTGTCTATCCCATAAATTCTCAAAGTTTCTTTTTTGGCAATGATACTTTTTCCCAGGTCCCAATCAACTGTGATTGTGTCCCCATCATAGACCCTCAAAACTTTTGCTTTATAAATGTAATCTGGTTTTTTCATAATTAAATAATATCAAAACATTCCCTATGTTGGAAATGTCAAGTGTAAAAAGAAAAACAAAAAAAGTAAAATGATAAAAAATATTCTTATTTTGTTTAAATCATTCATGTTTTAATGTTTTTTATTTTTTAAAATTCTGGCTGTGTGTTCTCTATATGAGAAACCACCTCCAACATAAAGTCCTGCATGGACCATTTGCCTATCATAAAGATTGGCACCCATGGCTTTCATTTTATCCCTGATAAATATGTCCGCCTCTCTTTGAGAAATGTGTTGCACTCCCAAATTTTTCACAATCTTTCCTTTTGCCTTATTATAAACAAACAACTCAACATCCTGCTCTGCATAAAGATAATCATGCCCAACCGCTGGGAGTTTGATTGTTTTATCCCTTGGGCAAACCCAAAGGAGTGGTCTGATGAATTTTGGAATTGATGCTCCATCATTATTTGTTCCCTTTTTTGCAATAAATGCAATATATTCACCTCTACCAAGTCCAAATCTTTTGTTCCAAGATTGGGTCCAGATTAAAAGCGGTTTTTCAAGAAACTCCAACCCTGTGTCAAAATCCTCATAGAAATATGCTCCTTTTGTTGTATATTTTGTCATGTTATTTTTTATTTACTTCTTGCTCTATTTGAAAACAAGGGATTGTTTTATCAATATATTTTTGTGCATCACTACATCTGAATGGGTCAACCCTCTTTCCTTGGTGATGGTCTTTCTCAATATTTTCAATCTTGCCTGTCCTAATTTCTAATTTTTTGATTGTTTCATTTTGCATCTGGACCACAAACCCCCATGCACCAAAAACCAAGGCCAATAATATATATATTAAAATTTCTTTTTTATCTTTCATATCTTTTTTCTGTTATGGCAATCATCAATGCAAACAATGCAATGGCTGTGTCTACAATCCACCAGAGGTCATTGTTCACAACATGCCCAGTTGCTAAAAACTCAAATACTTGTTTTAATAAAATAACCCCAGAAAGCAAAAAAACTATAAAAGCAAGTTTTCTTTCTTTTCTGAAATGATTAAAATGAAACACAACCCAAATCATGGCCACAACATATGCAAATGCAGAAATCCCAGCCAGTTGAAATGATGTCAATGTTCCTGTGAGTGTTCCAGTGATAACAAATGCCAGAATTCCAACAATACTATATTTTAAAAGTTCTTTTGTCCCACAGATTATTTTTTGTCTTGTCATGATATTATTTTTTAAATTTGTCAATCATTGTTGAGATGATTGCATTTCCCGCTTTTCCAGATTTTATTGATGCAATCAATTTTCTACCAAGTAAAGATGAAATAATTGCAAACATCACAATTCCTGTTTCATCTTGACCCATTTTGATTGCAAATGGGACCCCCACAAACATTCCTGCAAATAGGGAAACCAAAACCTCGGAAAGCAAAACTCCAATATTATAAAAGAATAGTGCTTTGCCTTTCAATGTTTTTCTTTTTTCAATAATATGTGCATCATCTAAAATTATAAAGGACACAATCCCTGCTGATGCAGAGCCAATGACCGCAATTATAAGTTTAGAGTGCAACAGTGCTATAAATTCATTCATAATATTTTTCTATTCAATATGTCCTGCGGTTATTTTACAACGACAATGAGGATGAGCAAATCCAGCCTCAACATGGTCCAGAAATTTCCATGTTTCTTTTCCAACAGTCACTGATGTTCCTGCATCAAAGAAATTTTCATTCAATGGGATTTCTTTTCCATTCATCGGCCCACATAATCCACAAACTTTTTCATCCTCGGCTGTCCTCCAAACCTTTGTTGTGACAACTCCACTTTGCCTGTATGCATCCAAGGACCCTTTGTTTGCGATTGCATAAGTTAGATTTTGACCAATTCTTTTGTGTCTAAAATCTTGTTTAAATACTCCGCTGGCCACAGTTTCCATCTCATAGGTTGTCAATCCCTCGGCACCTGCTTTTGTTAGTTTTTTAGTCAATTGCTTTGCTGTGGTGTCTGTATAGGACACAGAATGCAACCTCAAAACTCTTTTAACCTCCTTGATAAGACTTTCACTCTTTGGATTATATTGATTGATTGCTGGGATGAGTGCCATTTCTTTGATACCCTCTGCCACTGCAATTTCAACCAATAACTTTTCCAAATCTTTTTCCATTTCATCAACTGCTAATTTTTCAGAAAATAAATTGTTCATGTCCGCTTTTGTCACCAATGATTTTTTGGACCTCATATTTTTGATAACCATTTTTCTCATCTTTTCATCAACGGCCTCAACTATTTTTTCAACCTTTTTTGAATTCTCATCATTTCTTGTGATGAAACTTTTGTGATTGATTTCATGGATGTTTTCCATCAGACTTTCAACTGTTGTGTCAATCACTCCTTGTTTATGGATTGCAAGGTTCAGACTTTTTTTTGCTGAATGTGGGATGTTATGCTTGATTTTCTTTTCTCTTATAACTCCCTCAATGGCTTTTTTCGTTGATTTCATTGACTTTCCTTGCTTGATTGCCTGGCTCTTATAACTTTTTTTAGTGTCATCATCATTGTCATCACCCTCATCAATTTCATCCTCATCATCTCCCATGTCAATTGTGATTGCATTTGATGGGATTTCATCTCCACCCTCCAATGCCTCCAACCCCTCTGCCTCTCTAACTTCATTGATAGTTTTCCATGCATTTCCAGATAGAGATGCTTTTTTACTGTCTAATTCAAATGATTGGTCCAAAGGCACAATATTTTCAATTGAAAACCAAATTGGGTCTTTTGTTAAGTTTGGCAATAAAAATTCATTTAATTGAGAAACAATTTGCAACACAATTGGTTTGATTGTGAATTCCATGAATGACCTGTGAGCATTTGACCCATTGGCCACTCCCTTTCCATCAAGATTTCCCAAGATTTCTTTTGGCACCCCAAACAAATCCAAGACTTTTTGCATGTATGCTTTGTCCATGTTTGCAAAATCCATGTCCTTTGCATTTTGACCTTTTATATCTTTATAGTGATAACCCTCTGGCAACACTGGTGTTTCATAGGCATTTGAAAGCCCCTCATATTTTTGTTTGAAACCATATTTTGCCATTTCAATTTTGTCCTGGTCATCATAATCTGTTTCAATAATTCCAGATAAGATTGCCCCTTTCTGCAACATTGTTTTGTGCATTGTGGCCATGGTGTGTTGAATATCAATCACATCAATATTTTTCTCAACCAATCCATCACCAGAAACTCCCCCAAACATGCTGGGGTTTTTAATTTCAACCATTTCATCCAATCCAACAGTGTAAAATTGGCCTTGTAATGCCATGATACGGTATGCTGTGACCTCTAATCCATCAACTGACATGATTTTCTCCACTTGTTTTGTTGGAATTATAAACAATTTATCCTCCAACCCCTTTTCTTTTTTTATTCTGATAAATACTTCCCCAACAATATCCAGTTGAGCAACGATGGTATATAAAAAGTTTTCTTTTGTTGTTCCCCTGTTTGGTTTATTTATTAAATCCAAAACATCATGATTTTCTAATGGCAAAACTTCTCCGTTTGGTTTTGCTTTCACCAATTCAAATGCTAATGAGGAAACTGTTTCCGCTCTTTTATCAATACAAACCCAAATCAAATCTTTGACCGCTTTGTTTACTGACATTGTGTTGTTCATTAAATCACCCCCAAGGAAACTTTGCCAATCTCCTGGATTTCCAGAAAAAGATTTTTGTGTTGATGGAGTTTCTTTTCCACCAAATATTTTTTGCAATAAATTCATAGTGTTATTATATTTTAATATTTGTAATTTTAGAAATGTCAAATTTTAAATGAAACGGATTTTCTTTCTACCTCCACCCTCATGAGTATCTTGGAATGTCAAGACCAGACCATCCGCAACATCTGGGGATTTTCCCCTCATTCTTTTTTTAAAATTCTTTTTACTTTCCAAAGCAATCATCTGTCCTTTTTCCCCCTCAACAAAATCATATCTTGGGACTGCTAATTCATCCCATTCCTCATTGTATTCTAAAATCCCAGTGGGCAACCACAATCTCACTTTATCCCAACCCCTGGTTCTTTCGTTTTTAAATCTTTTTTTATCTGCTGGCCTTTTTGGGTTCTTGGCCACATTGACCGCATAAACTCTTTTTGGAATGTTTGTTTTTTCTGCATCTGTTTTGTCATCATCCCAATGTTGCAATGTATCAAACACACCTGTTCCAATTCCAACCAAATCAACATGCACTCTTGCCTCTGGATATACTATCATCAATTTTGCAACTTCCTGGGCCACTTCATAAGTGTCAAACTTTGTGATTGTTTTTATAACCTTTGCAGAATTCCCCTGCCTCCAAACAATGGTTGTTCTATCATCTCCAAATCTGGCCACATCAACCCCCAAATATTCTTGACCAAGGAAATCTGGTTTCCTGTCATTATGCATGGCCTGTTCAACCAAATCCAATCCAATGAAAGACAATGCATCCTTTGATGGAAACATCCCTCTCACTCGGACCCTGTATATGTCAGATGTGGTCCCATATCTTTTCCCCATATATTCAACCCATTCTTTTGTGGCCAATCCTGCAACAACTTCTTTTCCCATTTTTAAATTGGGAGTATCAAATGCATTCATTGAAACTTTTGCAAAATGATTGTCTTTGAAAGCATCAAAGAAATACCCAGATGTTTTTGTTGGATTTCCTACAATTAAAAGTCTGGCATTCTTATTTGCCATGGACCCCTCAATGGCCTCAAAAATACTGTCTGGGACCCCTGATGCCTCATCAACTATAAAAAGGATGTGGTCACCATGCCACCCCTGGAAATTCTCCATTTGATGCTCTCCGCTGGCAACTCCAATGGCAAACCATTCATCTGCAAAGTTCAATTGTGTTTTCAATAACTTTCCACCCAGTTCAACTTTACTCCCTTTGTGAGCGGTCCTCAAATTCCTCCACAATTGACCCTCAACCTGTTTGAATGATGGGGCAGTTGTGATGACCTTTGAATGTGGGTGTTTTATTAAAAACCTCAAAATAATTCTGGCCAGCAACCAGGTCTTTCCGCATGAGTTGGATGACTTGACCGCAACACGGTTGTGCTTGTCAATCTTTCTCACAATCTCCTCTTGTTTGGACCATAAATTCTCACCCAAAATTTCATCAAAAAAATACTTTGGCTTTTTCTCAATTGTAGCCAAAAGATTTTCCGCTTTTGTTTTTTTTCTATTTTTTGCAATTGTGACCATGTTATTTTTTCTTTTTTAATTTGTGGGCTTTTTCCATAGCCTTATAAAATCCATTTACTTTCTCGGCACAGTCCAGGCACAGACCCACCCTGTAAACTTCACCATTAAATTCCCCCAGGACTTTGATGGCATCTTTTTCCAAAAGTTTTTTTCCACATGGACAATGCCATTTTGGGATGAGTTCATTTGTGAAAGGTGATGGGATTGGTTTATTCATCTTTTAACATTTTAATAATATCATCAAGGGCCTCATTGTATTCATCCCCATCAAAATATTTTTCCTCAACTTTTTCTGAAATTCCTGTCACAATTATTTTTCTATATTCTGCAAAAAGTTTTTCTGTGGGGTCACCAAATCTCCCAGCATCTTGAATTTGTTTTTCTAAATTTTTTAATTCATCCATAATATTTTTATTTTAATGCATCGGCCAACCATCCTGCCAATCCTTGTTTTCCATCTAACTTTCCACCATCTTTCTCATTCCATCTGTTTGACACATCCTTTTGTTCCATGGCTTGTGAAACATATCTCCCATCCATTCTGCCTGTCGCTCCACCTCTATCCAATGCCATCTTTCGCACAGACTTCATTTGCTCTTTTAACTCCGACAATTCAACATCATCTGGGTTGTTGTCAATGAGGTCATAAAATCTACTCTCTGAAATTTGTTGGTCTGAATAGTCCATCAAGAATGCAACAATGCTTGGGACCACCTGTTCACTTTCCCAATCTCCCTCAACATAGGATGCCATTTCATCTTTTAAAATTTGAATATCAATCTTTTTTGGTGGACCTAATTTCATTTTTTTTTCTCTAACAAATTTTATCACCTCCATCAAGAATTCATCTTGTTCAATTGATATTCTGTATTTGTCCTCTCCTGTGAGTGTTTTTTTGAAAGCCATGTGATTTGTTGTATACTGAAAAAATTTCTCCAACTTTGGTTTGTTGTAGATTTTGCGGTCAATTGATTTTCTTTTCCATTTTCCTGTTTTCAATATTTTATCAATGGTTTCCCTCATCAATTCTTTTTTTGCTTTTCTTACATTTATACTTGCCATAATATCTTTATTATTTACCAAAGGTCCTCTGATGTCAAAATATTTGAGTTCATTTTTTCCTCTTTGACTTGGCCACTTTGAATTCCAATTTGTTTTGCTGTGGCTCTATCAACAAAACTCCCATCCTCTAAAATAAAGCCTTGGTTTCTGAATGCTCCTTTGTCAAAAATTCCCCTGGCTCTCATCTGGACAAAAACTTCATGATGCCTCCCTTTTTCTACTGAAAAAATTTCTCCATATGATATTGCACATCCTACAATTAACAATGGATTTTTTTTCTCTTTCTTTTTTTTTATTCTTTTGGGAAATGCCATATTTTTATTTTTAAACTCCGTTTTCCTCTATATCTTTTAAATCCTCGCTTGTGGGTCCATCTAAAATGTCAAAACCAGCCTTTGTGGGGCTGTTATATAAAGCATTCAATTTGTGATGATTTTCTGCTACCCCTGCAATCATCTTTTCTTTTTCACCTTGTAATTTTGTAATTTTTAAAATTGCCTCTTTTTCTAATTGGTCAATTCTTTGCCTGGTGTATTTTTCACCGTTTGGACCAATGATTTCATCTGCAATGGCGGAAAAAGTAACACCATCAATTCTGGCCCTTAAAATTATAACCTCATTCTGTGTCATATCTGATTTCAATGCTGTGAGCATCCTGTGCAGATAGTCCCTGGAAATTCTTATTGTTTTTCTGTGGGTTTTTGTTTCATCAAATATTTCAAGAAATTTTGGTATATCAACAATGTGTTTGTTAGACATATATTCATTATAACAAAAAACACTTGTATCACCAAGTGTTCCTGCCCGTTTGTGTATAATTAACTATACTCTTTTTTGTCCTCTGGAATTCTGGACTTTTGGAAATTTTCATCATATCCCTCAACTGGCAATTCATCAAAATATTGTCCAACTGCATATGTAGTTTCCCCAACCGTGAATTCTGTTATAACTTTGTATCTATACATAATTTTATTTTTTTGGGTTATCTGATTTTTTTCTTGTTTTGTAAAATTTATTTTTTACAATTAAATCAATCAAATCTTTTCTTGTATCTTTGGCCATCTGATGAAAACCTTTGCCTCCATTTTTTTGCACATATTTCACCAAGTCTTTTTTTGTCATTGATTTCAGTTTTGATTTGAAAACAAATTTCTCTGCTTTCATAGACCAATCCATTTTTTCCTTGAATTCTTTTCCTTTCTTTGTGAATTCCCCAGTTGCAACAATCCCATTTTTGGTCCTTTTAATTTTTTTTATTTTCCCCAAAACTTTTTGAGTTCTTTTTTTTCTTTTAACATCCACAATCTCATCAGAAATCCCCTTTGTTTTGATGAAAACATTTTCATCCTCATTTCTTGCAACTTCTTTGATTGTTTTGGTTGCCATTTCTTTGATTGTTTCCACATCTTCTTTATCGGCTCCCTCCACACTATCAATCACAATTTCACCACCTTTTCCTCTGTGAGCATTTACAACAACACATTTGTCCTCTCCTTTTCCTGCCATATCCATTCCTGTTTTTACAGTTGCATTTTCAAATATTGCATCCATCCTCCCAAACATTTTTTGCTTTGCAACCTTTCTGTGCAATCTGGCCTTATATGATGTTATTATTGAAACAATTATCTCATATGTAGCAATTATCAAGATTGATGCAATCAGTGTGAATGCTATTGATTGATAATCTGGATTTGATGCCAGGTCCTGGATAAAAAATCCAAACAAGGCTCCAAATATAAATAAACTAAATTTTTTCATTTTCTTTTAAATTAAATTTTTAATAATACCAAAATGTTTCCAAAGAATATCAACCACATCATGATTTTAAATCCATCTTTGCCTTGTATTTTTTTGCAAATAAATCTGCCCAATAATACAATCACAATAATGATGATTATATTTTCAATTGTGTTCATATTATTTTTCTAACATTCTGATGCTTTCAATTTTGGATTTTAAATCAAGTTTTATCATACAATTTTTCCAATTATAAATTCCACCTGTTTCATCCCAAATTATTTCAAAGGCTAATTCTCTGGCCTCAATTTCTGTGACCGCAAGAATTATTGCCTCATCATCTGAAAGTTTTTCCCCTCTCAATTTCTCTGAATAATATTTGACTGTGTCAATTTGAAACATCCATCTCCCTAAACTTGGTTTGTTGTTTGTATCCAAAATTATTTTTCCATCTTTTTTGTGTTCCTTTATTCCAAGGACTTCACATTGATTTGAAAGCATGTCCACAATTTCATATTTTCTATCTGAAATCTTATCCTCAAATTCTGCTCTGATTTGTTCCTTTTCTAACTGTGCAACATATTTTGCATCCTCAACTCTCCTCTCCCCCTGGACTGTGGCCCATGCATATGCACCACCTATCAATCCAATCACAACAACAATTTTCATCACTGTTGAAATTGCATTTTTAAAATCTTTTTTTGTTTGATTATTTATCATGTTATTTTTTATTATTATTTTGACAATATACCTTGTTTGGTATATATCTATAATATACTTTTTTTGATAATAATGCAAGACATTATTGTCCAGTTATCCACAGTCTAACTTTTTACAAAATCCTTGAAACTTTTTCCTGGTTTAAATTTTGGCACAACTGTTGCTGGGACTTTTACCTCCTCACCAGTTTTTGGGTTTCTTGCAATTCTTGCTTTTCTTTTAACAAGACTAAATTTTCCAATTCCTGTGAAAGTCACATCATTTCCTCTTTTAACTTCCTTAAAGATGATTTGAAAAAAGTCATCAAAATCTCTCTCCGCTTGGGCCAATGTTCCACCCTGTCTTTTTGCTAATTCCTCAATAAATGTTTTTTTATTCATATTTTTTTTATTATGCATTTTTTACAATCTCCTCAATGTTTGATGCAATGCGACCATCAAAACTTGATAATCCAAAAAGATTTTTTTTATATCTTTTTATTCTTTGAGATGCCCTCTCCCTGGACACCCCAAATTTTTCTCCTGTTTCCTTGAAAGTTCGTTTCCCCTGGGAAACACTTTTCTTGTCCATTTTCCAATAAAAATCATAAAATGGTTTGTCTGCTTTCAAGATTTTTTCAAGGTTTTTTTTCTTGGCTTTTATTGACCAGGACCCACGGCCAGGCTTTTTTTTCAAACCCAACTTGTTCCTGTGCAAATGAATTGTTTTCCTATTCTTTTTCAGTTCCTTTCCAATCTCTCCATCTGAATATCCCTGGGAAACCATTTCAATCATTTTTTCAATCTCTTGTTTATTCATCTTGATTTTTTTAATTTATAACATGGACATATTTTTCATAATACTCCATTGCTCCTTTTGGGTCTGGAATATATAGTCCAAGCCCACTGCTTTCTTTTTTCAACACTCCATCTGGATTTGTTGCCAATACTGCCCATT